GAATATCATTAGGCCACTTGTCAGCAATGAATTGTGTTGGCCAACGATCCATACCATATATTTTAAACTCATGAATGTCTTCATAACGTTTCATGAATTGTTTAGCTTCACTCATACTCTCAAATTTTATAGGAGATACAGGTGTTCCATCAAGTGCACGTAACGGTGACTCGTTATTAGATTTAATATAGAGTGTTGGTTGAAATTTTACTTTAGATTGTATCGGTGCACCAGAATCATTATAACCACGATATAGGATTTGATTCATGTGCCGATCGACAGATGTATAGAATGACAAAAGATACCTCCATGTTTGGAGCCATTATATCACGAAAAAAGGGGGTTGTACACCCCCGTTTTGTTATTGTGGAAAATATTTATTTAGCATTTCAACTTGATCATTATATCTTGCAATCTCATCTAGTTCTTGTTCAATTGCTTCTATAATGTCTGGATGCTCCCCAACTCCTGCTGGGTTTGTCATATAAACTTCTACGTTAGCTTTATGCTTTGATATATGACCATTTGCGTGTGCTTTAAGCGCTTCGAGTAGCTGTAGTCTCATTGTTTCTCCTATAGGCTGAAGGGGCTTTCGCCCCATCAGTATTCATTGTAGCTTAGATAACTCTAGCATTACTTTCTTGGCTTCCTTGTGGTAGCCTTGCCTTGTAAGTTCCGCCGCCGCTCTGGAGTAGCCAATCACTTGGACCGTACGTCCTAATGCCGACCACAAGCCAGACAAGGGCGAAAACGCATAAGATAGAATTGCTGTTGTCATTTATACGAACCCCCGTAAGTTTGGGTTTACTAAACCCTCTTTTTGAGGTTCCACATCAGGAACTCTTTTCTTGGCATCTTTCCATGCTAAATGCCGGATTTCTCCTCTTGCAATACCAATGTCCATAAGTTCTCTATTCGAAAGCTTGTATAGTTCATTGATAGTATCTAGTGCTAATTTACGACGACGATATTTAGTCGCCAGACTCTGTAAGAAATTGTTTAGTGTTTTCATGGTTTGTTTCCTCGTTTGAACCAATGTTGATTTTACGAGGACGCATTTCTTCTGGGATGACGTACTTCAGTTCTATTGCAAGTATACCATCCTGAATATCTGCTCCGTGCACTTGTACGTGCTCAGACAGCCGGAATGTTCGTTTAAACTTCTTAGTAGAAATACCTCGATGAATAAACTCACGACCTTTTGACTTATGATCGCCCGCTACTGTTAGTGTACGATCCTTAACCTCTACAGATAATTCATCTTGTGAGAATCCAGCAATAGCTAATTCTATAAGATAATCTGATTCACCAGTCTTAATAATGTTATGAGGTGGATAATGATCATTCGCGTGTTTAGCTGTCCATTCAAGTTCATTGAATAGATGGTCAAAGCCAACGAATGAGGAACGGGGAAATAGTGTGTGTAAGCCTGTCATTGTTATCTCCTTTTGATCAAGCAAGATTGAATGTGACCGGAGTATTCCGCATCACAACCTTATTTATATATTGCAGCTATACCCTTATGGTATAGCCGTTATTTATTACCTATATTATACTTAGGCAATAATTCCCAATTATTCTTATCTTTATAAGAAATAATTTTTATTTGACGAAGTGGCGCGCATTTAAGATCGGTACCGTTTAGTACAGTTACTAGTCCCCAATCACTAAGCAATGTCGCTATCGTATTCCTACGTTCAATGTCTGTCTCTTCTAAGTTTGCTTTCTTACTATCAAGTAGAAATAGCTCTTTAAAATGCACGATAAAATATCGGCCTTGTTTGTGTAGAATATGACAGGATTGAAATAATTTCTTTTCTTTACGTGAAGCTACACCAATACGTGTTAATGTTTCACGGACTTTTAGGAAGTCATCTGGTTCATTTAAGGTAATTTCCAACATATCAGTCGGATTCCATATTACCGTTTTATCTTCTTCTTCCACCTTTACTCACCTTGTTTTTTATTATTGTTATTTGGTCAGGCGATAGAAGTGTCAGGGCTTGACGGGCTTTCTCATTACTATACCCATAATATTCCTTGACAGCATCAATATCACTTTCTTTTTGAGCCTTAGCCCACTTAGAAAACCTTTTGCGTTTCCTGATCATATTTATAAGAAATTGATATTGTAGCTTGCTGTCAAGCTGATGTTGTCTATTCATTTCATTAGCAATGATAATAGTGTCTTGAAAATAAGATAAACCACGATTTACCATAAACGAGTTATATGATTTTTCACAGTCGTCATCAATCATAATATCTTTTTTAGTTAGATTGATACTATTTAAATAATCAAAATGATTCAAAATCCACCTTCAACCCCACTGTCTTGACTTGTCCATTCTAATGATCTTATTCTGTTCCACAATACATCTTCTGTTAAATCTACTGAATTACCTTGTTGAACATCATTGTCTCGATAATATAATTGTGGATATGTTTTATGGTCATTAGGCAATGGATGGTTATGTAGAACAGTATAATCTATATTCCACTCGTCTAGTTTTTCTTTTAACATATGACAATAATAACACGAATCTTTAGTAAATAACACAAGTTTTTGCATTATATTTTTACCAATGGTTCTACTGTTGATGTATCATGAAAATCATTTCTATAATGAGTTCTAGCATAACTTTCTTTTACAACGTAACCGTCTTTTTTTCTGTATACAGTATACTCTTCTTTGATTACATCAGTTTTATCTGCTTTAAGTGCTTGTGTAAAAGGTCCTTCGTTCATGTTCTGCTTCCTCTCAATGCAAAGAATAATCCACCTACCCATAAGAACACATGTAAGTTATCATACAATACAACATCCCATAAGCTAGTAGGCTGTCCGATCCATATAACACCTGTCATAATACAACAGATTACTATGCCACTAAATCTTGTCAGCATATCACCAACGTCTTGAATCCAAAAATCCCAGATATAATCACCTGCTATTTTAGAAACTAAAATACCACTAACTAATAATCCAATACCAGCACCTATTTCACCGTATACAACAAACCACCAAACTAAGTAGGGTAAATCCCATGATTCAGCATCTTCTACACTAAACGGTAATTTACTCATACCTTGTTGTAAGAATACAATTGCAATAGGTATACGTAGCAGCCAATGGCTCATACAAAACTCTGGTATTTTGCTTAATATGTTTCTCATTTATTTTTATCCTTATGAAAACAATTAAATTGTACAGCATAATATTCATTTTTAATAACTTGCTTCCAATTCTTTTTAGAAGCAATTATCTCGCATTGTTCTTTAGTAAATAATTGTTGCATTATATATTGATTTCCCATATATAACCAATCAGTACCTGTATTGCCCCACATTGAGACAACTAATATAAATTCTTTCATTACTTAAACTCCACATTTGCCATAATCTCTGTCATACAAGCAACAACATTAAGTTCATGGTCTGCCACAAAGGCATTCTTATATTGATAGTCAGCAAGAATTAAAACAAGTTGTGGAATAGATTGAGGTACAACATAATCATTCATAGAATCGTATATTCCACGAAAGATAGCGGTTGCATCTATATCCATACTATTAACGACCCAATGACGCATATTCTTAAAGTCTTTATCTTTAAGAAATTTTGCTAGATCAGAGAAAGAATTGTTAGTGCCTCTTGTATTAGATACAACAAGCATGCCGCTTGTACTATGTCTTTGGCTTTCATTTAATACTCTTCTCCAATCAGGTGCGTATTTCATCACAAGATCAACAGGCGTTTTATCGTCGTGCTTTATACCTTCTTTATCTAGTATATATAAAAGCCGGGAATAGAAGTCTTGTGCAAGCTTAGGTAAATCTTTCTTGCTTGTGTTAAACTCATAGACACCGCAACGAGAATGAAGTGGATCAATGATTTTATTCTTAAAGTTACAAGTGAGAATAAATCGACAATTATTAGCAAACTCTTCAATGAATCCACGAAGAGCAGGCTGAGTCGATTGTGCATTTAGATAATCAGCTTCATCAAGGATAACGACTTTATATCCACCTTGTAATGAAACCGATGATGCGAATTGTTTTATCTTACCTCGTAAGGTATCGATATTACCTTCTTCAGAACCGTTAATCAAGATATAATCTAGATCTAGTTCATTACAAAGGGCTTTAGCAACAGTTGTCTTACCAAGACCGGCTGTACCGGTGAAAAGCATATTAGGCAATTCACCGGTAGCCACAACATCATGGAACTGTTGTTTAAGTGTTTGCGGTAGAGTACACTCCGCAATTGTTTTTGGCCGATACTTTTCGACCCATAAAAAATCTGACATTACAAACCTCGTTCAACAAATACATTATATAATAAAAAGGGAGGTTTGTAAATTATTTTTGTGCCTCGTAATTTTCACCTAGAGAAATAGCTTTTACACACTGATCACGTAACTGACCGATTGTAGATAACTCTTCTCCGCGGAATCCACCACGTTGTGCAACGGCGTCAATGACCGCAATCATAGAACGACCCATTTGTGTTGATACCTGATAGATCTGATCGTGATCTATAGGAGCTGCTGTATCAGCTGGTGCTGGTGCAGAAACCATATTTTCGGCTTTAGCCATTTTATTCTCCATATGTTGAGGATTTTTCTAGAGCAATCCAATAGGATACACCTAGTTCATTATTAGAAAACTCTGAGATGAGTTTAGACGAAATTGCCACGTGGTAATCACCTGGT